AAATGATTTATTGAGTCACCTTGAACGTGCTGATGTGCAGGTTTCATGCGAAGAAGTTGATTCGGTGGGGAGACGACGTCGAGGAGGAACAAAAGAATTAATATCATTATCAAATTTAAGTTTGTTAGTATTTTTTTTACATGGTAGGCATAATGATGTTGATAATACATATGGCCCTGTATTACATGTATCATCATTTCCTTGGGGATGCACCCCCGTAGATTTTGAAGCGGTTGGAATTAAAGATGCATTAATGATAGGGGCAGCCCCACCAGGTATTATAAATCTAGGTAGCCGGGAGGAGTTACCAACATATAGTAAAGCTATAAGAGAAGATATGAAAAAATTAGTAAATGAGTTATTACAAACACATTTAAAAAAAAGTTTAAATGATATTGAAGATAGTATAGCGCAAAAGATAGAATCGACAGGTATAGATAGTCAAATAAGTCCTCCATCAAGTCCAAGACGCGAACGGTCAAGAAGTCCCAGTCCCGATAGAAAGCATAGTGAAAATCCAAATCAAAAATATAAACTAGGAGATAGAGAAAGAGATACACGCCTAGGTAGATATATAGAAAGAACAAGATATAGATACCAATCTGGAGAAAGGGATACAGCGTCGTCAAGAGGCGAACATATTGGGTTTGCAGAAAGAATTAAACGTGCTTGCAAATTTTGTTTAAATTTTGCACATAAAATAGTGTTTTCTCCCACTTCTTTATTAGGATATGTAAAAGGTGCTACACAAGCTACATCAATGTCATCATTAAAATCTGACCCAATATTTACAGCTTGTAGTAAAAATAAACCAAATGAAACTTGTGAATTAAGTGGAGATTTTTTTGTAGAAATTGCATGTAAATTGCGCGAGAAGTTAAAAGAAATGGATGATATTCGTTTTCCATTTTTACTTACATGTTTAGATCCGTCATGTGAACATAGTAGTGTTGTTAAATCAGCTATAGATACATCTAAAAATCGTTTTGGTCCTGTAAAAGTCATGAAAGGATTTGGAACCGATATTGACCCTATATGTTTTAATAAAACATTATATTATCATCCTAAAAATGATGCCGCATATTTTCAAACATACGGGGCTACAATATATACTGTTAAAAAAAAAGATAAAAAAATAACATTTATAGAAAAATCCGTAAGTTTTGATGAAATTTTCCCTGAAACTGCTACAAGAGAACCTATCGGATGGAGATTAGATTCCCATGGTGGGAAATGGACTACATTTCAGGGTTTATTAGGTAGATGTAGAGAATTAGGACTTACAGAACATGTTATTGCATTTGATGGTTCTTGTTCGGTTTTTAGAACTGAGCAAAGTTGTGTTGCAACAATGGGACCCGGAATAGTATTAGGTGGTGGAGACAGGGATAAAAAAATAAATAGAGGTCGAGCCGAAATATATAAAAAAATAAAACGAACAAAACGAACAAAACGAACAAAACGTGCAAATCACTCAAACCACTCAAATCACGCAAACCACTCAAACCGAACAAAACAAATGAGTCGTTTAAAAAAACAAAATAAAACTAAAAAGAAATATATACGACGACACAATTAATGTCGCATATTTTATACAGATGGACTACCCAACCCAGCGCCAACTCTGGCTGTACCATATTGTAACGCATTGGCTATAGGTGGTGGTATATTAACCATTACTGGGGTATATAGAAGTTCATCAGGTTTGGGTATAAATGCGCTCTGTTTTTTTTCAAATAATTCATTATATGTAAGCAAATTCTGGTCTACATTTTGAAAATTCATCGCAATGAGTTGACAGCCAAGTGCTTGTGGCACTGTAGAAATATAATTTGCATTTGATGCTGACAAATCAGGTAAAACGAGTGTAATATTTTGTCTATTAAATGTTGTTATGGTATCAATATCATTGGAATTTTTAATATCGAGAAACCGTGTTTCGTGGATAAAAACAGAATTGGTAGTAACATTTGTAAGTTCCCACATATTTTTAGATTCATATAATAGAGGCATCGAATTATAAACATTATTTTTTTCAACCATTATGACAACTTTGCCTATAAAATCTTTAATAGGTTTTTTTGTAAGATTTGTTCCATTGCATTCGCGCATATATTCGATGGGTAGCAATTTGTCGCCTAAATTATCTGCAATTTCGCTAGCTAAAATATTATAAATAGTAACATTATTTGTTTTTATACGGAAGTGCAATAATAAAGGATCTTTCGAGTTTGGACATATTCCCGCAGTTTCAGAAAATGCAACATTATTTATTTCTTTTAGAACCTCAGAAATAGGTAGAGTGTTATAGCTTTGTTTTACGCCTATAATATCTACTGAAGATACACCTACAACAGGTGTATTATCTACACAATATATTTCAAAATCAAGACAACGTGCACCTTGTTTGATAACATTTTTAAGTGCACATATACTAACATAATCGCTTTTAAATTGTCCTGAAGCACAACAATTGTATGCTGTTTTTATATAAAAGTCTCTCAGTTTTTTTCCAGAATATTCGGGAGATGCAGATGATGTCCATGCGGAAGTTATTTTAGTAGGTGGTGTATTTTTATTAATTTCTTCAATAATATCACAATTGGTTTTTCCTAAATTAATTTTTGTAGTAACATACGTAATAAGCCACAGTAAAACGACTACTACGAAAGACATGCCAAACCAATGAATTGCCATTGGGGTTTCAAGTGGATTTTTTAAAAAGTTTTTAAGTGTAGTTGTTGCTTGAGACATATTTATACCACCTCCACCTCTATTATTAATTGATAGTGATGGTGATGGTGATGCTGGTGCTGGTTGTGTTCCTTGCATTGACAGAATTATTGAATTGTTATTTATATTATTATATAATGATATTAATTATATAATGATATTAATTATATATATAAAAAACTTGTTAAAAATTATTAATATGTTAATTATATATAATAATATAACTAAATAACAAAATAACAAAATAAAATGACAGGGGGATTACTAAATATTGTATCTTATGGAAATCAAAATGTAATATTAAATGGGAACCCTAAGAAGACATTTTTTAAAGCCACATATGCAAAATATACGAATTTTGGATTACAAAAATTTAGAATAGATTTTACTGGGCAAAGGTCACTACGGTTAACTACGGATTCTACGTTTACATTTTATGTGCCGAGATATGCGGATTTATTAATGGATACATATATAGTAGTTACACTTCCAACAATATGGAGCCCAATATGGCCAGCGGCGGATGATTGTGACCCAAGTTGGGCACCGTTTGAGTTTCGCTGGATTGAAAATTTAGGCACACAAATGATTAAAGAGATACGTATATCGGTGGGAGGGCAAACATTGCAAGTATTAACCGGTAAATATTTATTAGCACTTGTGCAGCGGGATTTCAATGGTCTTAAAAAAGAATTATATAATCAAATGACAGGCAATGTTCCTGAATTAAATGATCCAGGAAATGCAAATAGTAGAGTGAATATGTATCCGAATGCATATTATACAAATTTGCCTCAAGGTTCGGAGCCGTCCATACGAAGTCGTAAATTATATATACCAATAAATGCGTGGTTTACGCTTTCATATCAAATGGCGTTTCCACTAATCGCGCTTCAATATAATCAGCTAAAGATAGATGTAGTGATGCGCCCTATACAAGATTTATATACAATTCGTGATGTTATGGATCCACAAAACGGTCGGCCTATTGTTCGTCCCAACTATACGAATGAATATATGCAGCTTTATCGGTTTTTGCAGTCGCCTCCTAGCGTTAATCTTGATACTGCTGACTACCAAAATCCTGCACAATCCGAGTGGAATGCAGATATACATTTGATTAGCACATACGGATTTTTATCAAATGATGAGGCGAAAACGTTTGCAGCATCAGAGCAAAAATATTTAATAAAGTCTGCATATGAATGGAATTTCGAGAATGTTACCGGCTCACAGCGTGTATGGTTAGAAAATACACTGGGTATGGTAAGTAGTTGGATGTTTTATTTTCAACGTAGTGATATTAATTTACGTAACCAGTGGAGCAATTATACGAATTGGCCGTATAATTATTTACCGGTGAATATAATACCTGCTCCTGTTTATAACACCGTTATTTACGGAAGTAAAACGGTTTCTTGTTATACGCCCAGTCCAGTAGGACCAGGGTATAATACATTAACAGGGAATAATACTGGATTTTTTATTACACAACCATTTAGTGTAGATAATCAGCGAGATATTTTATTAAATATGGCTATTTTATTGGATGGTAAATATCGTGAAAATGTATTAGATGCTGGTGTATACAACTATATCGAAAAATATACAAGGACAAAAGGCAATGCTCCGAATGGATTATATTGTTATAATTTTTGTTTAGATTCGGATCCGTTTAACTTACAGCCGACCGGAGCGCTTAATACGAGTAAATTTTCGAATGTGCAATTTGAGTTTACTACATTTTATCCACCATTGGATCCAAATGCTAATTTTCTTACAATATGCGATCCCGTTACAAAATTGCCGATTGGTGTGAATAAACCTACATGGCGTATATATGATTATAATTATAATTTGGTTGTTTTGGAAGAACGGTATAATGTTATTACATTTATGTCTGGAAATGCCGGACTTATGTATGCGCGGTAGTATATGTTGTATATATTAAAATACTATTAATTTTTTTAATTTAGGGATTGTAGTTGTGTTTATGGTTTAGTATATTTTTAGTATACTGTTATAGTATTTTTAAAATGTTATAGTATTTTTAAAATGTTATAGTATTTTTAAAATGTTATAGTATTTTTAAAATGTTATAGTATTTTTAAAATGTTAGAATATATTATACTTATATTATACGTATATTATATTATATTTATATCATCAAAATGACTATTAAAACAACATTACAACAATTAATGGGTGGGACAACTCCTATTATTGAGGGATATGGAGTAAGTTCAGCACCACCACCACCACCAGCAACAACAGCACCAGGTGCAGCACCCTCGCTAGGTTCTAATACAAGAGATTTGATGGGAGAAACACAATTATCTACTACAAATAGTATAGTTGTGTTTGTTATACACGTTGTTATTGCGATTATTATAACATATATATGGGGTATTTTAGGATCAAATGTATTATTTTTAATGACGATGTCACAAAACGATAAAGACTATATTTTTCCAACAGACAGATACCATGAACCATATTGTATAACTAACAATAAAAATGAATCTTTTTTCAGTCATGGGTTTCCGTATAATTTATTACCTCGTATTTGCAATGGGGATAATATTAGAGATGTAATACAAAGAGAGACGGAAAATATATATATATTAAATGAGCTTCAGCAGGGCGGGACTGGGCGTGGTGTATCACAGGCATTATATAATTATATTTTCAATTCGGTATATGGAGGATTGGGAAAAGGTGGGCGTTCGATGGCTCAAACAATTTTAGGATTATTTGATACAACAGATAGTAGTAGACCCAATGATAAGGATTCGTGGGATGCAATGGAAGTAGCAGGAGGTAGAAAGTTATTAATATTTATTCTTTTCCCAATATTATTATACTTTATTGTTATAGGATTAGGTTTTTGGGCAGCGGGAGCAGGGCTTGTATTTGGTATTATAAGTGAACATCCATTTTGGGGGATGATTTTTACTTTATTTTTCGGGATATTTATAGCATTTGGTAATGGTATTTGGATGGCAATTCAATCAGTATATATATTTGGTTTATATCCTTGTATGAATATTAAGAATAAAACAACATATGATAAAATATTCAACAATGTCAGGCCATATATGCTTTTAATATTTTACATTTTAATTGCATTTTACGCATTTCAAGATTTAGGAAATAGTGGCGGTGCTGGCGTTATATTTTTCATAATAGTTTCATACATGACAGGAAATGCTAGTTAAAAATATTACCGAATTATTATTGAGTTACTGAATTATTATTGAGTTACCGAATTATTATTGAGTTATCGAATTTAATAATAATTTATTAATAAAATATGTTAAATGTATTGATATATAATATATACATACGCATATATACATAATTACTTAACACATTAATGACAAAATCTAAAAATAAAGGTATCGGTATCGGTATCGGTATCGATAGTAAACTTCCGTTTATAAGTGTATGCACGCCAACATTTAATAGGCGTCCATTTATTGAGATGATGATAAAGTGTTTTGATAGACAGGATTATCCGAAAAATAAAATGGAGTGGATTATTATAGATGATGGAACTGATCCTATTGAAGATCTAGTGATATCACATCCAAGTGTTAAATATTTTAAATATGATGAAAAAATGACACTTGGAAAGAAACGAAACCTTATGCACAAAAAGGCATGTGGTGATATTATTGTATATATGGATGATGACGATTATTATCCACCCAATCGTGTTTCACATGCTGTGGAACGTTTAATGGAAAATCCGACAGCATTGTGTGCAGGTTCTAGTGAAATGTATATATATTTCAAAGATAACAAAGACAAATGTCGTATGATACAGTTTGGGCCATACGGTCCCGATCATGCAACAGCTGGAACGTTTGCATTTAAGCGTAAACTATTAAGAGAAACGCAATATAATGAGGATGCATGCTTGGCAGAAGAACGAGAATTCTTAAAAAATTATACAGTGCCATTTGTGCAGTTAGATCCATTAAAAACAATATTGGTATTTTCGCATTCGCATAATACATTTGACAAGAGAACACTTTTAACAAATATGGAAGGAAATTCTTATATAAGATATAGTTCAAAAAAAATAGAGGATTTTATATGCGATAAAGATATAATACATTTTTTCTTAGAAGAAATGGAAGAAAAATTAAAAAAATACGAACCTGGTAATATAAATATGAAACCAGATGTATTAAAACAGATAAAAGAATTAGATACAAGAAGAAAAGAAATGGAAAACAAAATGATAGAAGATAAGCAAAAGCGTTTTTATGATATATCAGATTCTTTGAAGAAACATTGCGAATTCAATCAATGCGATATTGATAACAATCTATCGTCTCAACAAAAGCAGCTTGCGCAAATGGGTCAACTTAAAGAGTTATACGGCACCAGTTTACGAGAAAATGCAAGACTAAAAGAAATTATTGATATGCAGCAAAATATTTTAGATGAGAAAAATATATATATTACTGAACTAGAGACAAAGATTGCTATGACAAATGATATTATTGTTGTAAATATAGAAAAGTAGAAAAGTAGAAAAGTAAAATATATTGTTTGTGAAATAATGTTTTATAAAACCGCTTAAAGAAACAACTATAAATATAGTAACAACAGACTTTATAGTTCAGTTATCTTTCAGCGACAATAATAAGATGGTAAAAGATTGGGATAGTCTTCAACAACATGATTCACATCATATGAATGATGCAGTAGAATCGTGTGATGGCGATGATGCACGTTCTAGGAATAGTAAAGATAAGCGTCAAATTCGTAAATCTTATCCTTCAAATGTGCAAGGGCATTATATCGTTAATGCGATTACGGGAATTGCATATCCATGGCGTGTGGGTTCTTTGTATGAGGATTTGTTATGGAAGGTATGCGATTCAAAAGGACGACGTGGTAAGCTAGAACCTGACATGTATTTTTACGATTCACCTAAACAGGCAATTAATCATAGACGCTATAGGCCTAATGTTTATACGGCAGAAACGTTGGATTGGTGGAAAATGCGTGTTGCAAAGATGACAAAACTTTTACAGCAAGAAGAAGAAGAGAAAGAAGCAAGCAAGTTTTGAAGTGGATATTGGATATTAGATACAGTATATATAATATAGAGTAAATATAACATAAGTAACTTTTATGTTATATTTTGCATATAATTTTTGCTAGATGTAATACCTAACACCTAATACATAAAGTGTAATATTTTATTCATACCATTTGTAAGGTCCATCACCTTTAACAGTTATATCATTTTTATATGGTTCGGCATTTATATCGCCACGCTTACCAATCGCCATCCAATTAAATTTGCCATTTTCTCCATATACTGTAAATGCACCATTTTCATCTACTTCAGATGTATTATATAATTTAAGTTTTCCATCATATATACCTGTTATGGTAACAGTAAATTCATATGCCCATCCAGGAATATAATCAGGCAAGTTTATGGTTACTGATGTGTCGTTTGTAATTTCTGATTTCCCGCGGTAATAAACACCAACTTCTGGTCCTTCCAAACAAGTATGCACTAAATATTTGTCACTATTAAGTGGGTGGTTTATAATAAATGTTTTACCTTGTTCATAATACCACTGACTGGATACATTATTAAATTTTACAACAGCGCCTGTATTTCCTCCAATCAATGCGGGTGTTATTGTCGGTCCTGTAGCGCCGGTGGCACCCGTAGCACCAGCAGCACCAGCAGCACCTGTGTAACCTGTTGCTCCTTTTGCACCGGTTGGACCAAAAGGTCCGGGAAGAAGATCTTTACAGCAATTTTTTGAATTCAAGTATGAATTATATGAACCATAAAATAATTGTGACATGAATGTATATATATATATATATATATATACATTAATATATAAATTTAATTAATAAAAATATTTTCTAAATTATACAGCATTCAATAGAGCGATTTTATATACAACGCTCCCAATTGTTAAACAGAGATGTTGTCCTGAATTACCACCAGCAGAACCACTTAAAAGTGTATTACCAGTTAGAACCAACCCTGCACCACTTCCTGCCACATTATCTTTTGTAGCGAGTGTTAGGACTGCCCCAGCGGTAGAAGAAGTAGTAGCACTCAAAGTTAGATTTCCTGTTGAGGTTGAAACAGAAGCCCCCTTTACATTAATAGTTGAAGCATTTGTATAACTAAATGTCCCCGTGCTTGGTAGTGTTATGTCGTAATTTGACCCTGTGAATTGGTGTGTTGCCGTAGCGAAACTTGCGTTGTCTAATCCAAAAGTAGGTGGGACAGCACTATTCGTAATCATTCGCAACCCACCATTACCTAATCTCATTTGTGCGTTTGTGTTTAGTGATCCGCCAGTTTGAAAAAAGTCAGCAAAGTTGGTGTTTTTCTCAACTACCATTTCGTCTCCAACAACAGAACCAGTCATTTTTAGTGTTGATACACCAGTATTAACTTTTGGTGATATTATGATATTACCAGTTCCAGACGAAGCAGTAGCAGAAATCGTCATATCACCAGAAGTTGTGCGAATAGGATTGCCATTCATATCGAGGGGTCTAAAAGAGTTGTTCTCATTTTGGGCTCCATTAAAGTTAAATGTCTCAAGAATGGAACCATTCACACTATTAAAAATAGATAGAGTGCTGTCTTGATTGCCAGCCGTTATATTTTCAACCTTTGTCTGTATTCTACTCCATTCACGCTGTGTCCCAGTAGCATCAGCCGCCCAATTCGTAATAGCAGATATAGTATTTCCAACAGTTGGAACAACCAATAGTTTTTCTGTTTTGATCGTAGGAAAAGCAGCAGCAGTCGCATTACTCTCTCTAAAAATAAAGCTTGGATTGGCGATTGCCCCAGCAGTTGTAGAGTTCATCAGTATTTGTGCTGCCGAGTTTGAAACAGCAGTAGAAGACGCATTTACAGACGAACTTCCAGATTGTAATGTTGCGGTTGTGGCTGCTGTAAGCGTTAGAGCGGAGTTTGTTGAAGTAATGTTTAATCCAGTTGAATTTGTAGTAATTGTTGAAAAATTATTTGCGGCACCAGCAATATACGTCTGCTGTATTCTACAGCTTGTAGCATCACTAATTAAATCCAAATCACTTGTTAAAGGAGTTGCTCCGGTCTCAACGACTTTTATTTCAGTTCTTGCTGACATCGTTCCAGCTTGAGCCCTCGCATTATTAAAGGCAGTTTTATTATTGGCTGTATCAGTTGTAGATAATTGACAAGAAACCTCCCCATTCTTTATTGAAGTAAGAGCAGCACTTGTAGTATAGGGTGAAACAGCATCAGTTGTAGTTAATATCAAAGTAGAATTAGCAGAATTTAATGTTTGCTGATAGGCATTAGATGCTGACCCACCGGTAAGATTATATGTCGCAAGATCGCTTACACTTGCTCCACCAGTAAAGTAATTTCGTGAGATTACGGATGTATTTGTAGGATTATTTCCAGTTGTGCTATCAACCATAGCACCATCTATTATAGCTATTTCACGAAGCGTATTATCTCCAGAAGCCGAATTAATAGTATTAAATCTACAACTGCTTTGATTGAGTTGGGCTTGAAATTTACTGGAAGCACTTATATTAGCAATTCCGTCAAAAAAACTAACATCCAACTCCCCAACATTAACCGCTTGTTGAAGTTTTGTAAAACCATTTCTTCCAGTAGATACCTCATTAAAACTTTCTCCAATCTCACTCAACGTCCCACCGGTAGTGTGAATAGTGATTGTTTGCGACCTATCTACTACTCCGTCATTACTTGCCCCATTCAAGGCTACTGCTGCGAAGTTGAATGTGCTTGTAATAGGATTTTGAAGATTTATTATTGGAACAGATGCAGTTCCAGTTATGTCTATATTGTTTCCCGCTTGAATTGTTACATGAGTTCCTTGTGGACCGGTTGCTCCAGTAACACCTGTAGCACCCGTAACACCGGTATAACCTGTTGCCCCTGTCCACCCGGTAGCCCCTATTGCTCCAGTAACACCTGTAGCACCCGTAACACCGGTATAACCTGTTGCCCCTGTTGTTCCAGTAACACCAGTTGCTCCTTTTGCACCGGTTGGCCCAAAAGGTCCAGGAAGAAGATCTTTACAACAATTTTTTGAATTCAAGTATGAATTATATGAACCAAATGTTTCTGACATGATTATATAATTAAATAATATATATAATATTATAAATATTATAAAATAATAATATTTGTGAAAATGCATATTTAATCAACACAACACGACTCAAATTAATTCATCGTCACTGTCTATAATTTTATCATCATCAGCTGTAATATTAAGTATTTTTTGTGTATATTTATCTAAATATCGGTATATTCGATTAATGTCTAATTTGGTAACTTCATAGTTTTCGAGCATATTATATATTTCATCTTCGCTATGGAGGTTTTTAATATGCATAAAAAAAGAAAACATATCTTTTTGGTCCATTGAAAGCTGTTGACAAAGTGTTTTAATAAAAAGTGAATTATTATATTCTGTGCTATATTTTGTTAATACCTTTGTAAATCTTACTTCTACAGGATTAAATTTCTGTTTTTTCGTAAACTGTTCATGGTATAATTTATTATTGTAAAACGTCTTAATAAGCGAACTCATTTCGTTAAACTGCCATGCCTGATTTTGGAATGTTATGCGGTCAATATAATCTGCAAAACATATATTATCTAGCACCTTTTGATAGAATGGTATAGATACGTCTTTCTTATATTTTGTTAGAACATCTATAATATTTTCATGCCATAAAAGTGCAACAGTTGTTCGATCCGTTTCATTCATTAATACTTTATGTTGCTCTATAGGATAATTATTATTTATTAAATGTTGGGTAAGTTTTTTGCTATCATCATTATAACTTTTAGGCTGAAAAATAGTTTGAATAATATCATTTTGTAATATATTATTTTGTTTATCTGCCATTTGATGAATGGAAACAAGTTTTCGTAAATCGCCCTGAATGAATGCTACAATATTATCATTTAATATTTTGTCAAATTTTAAATTCATACATGTTAATAAAGACGAAATTTGTTCAGTAGACGGTGTCTTTATTTCGAACGTATGACACACTTTCATTAGTTCTTTTATTTTTTTATTTATCTGATAATTACCAATACATATAATCGGATTAAATGATACTTCCTCTATTTTTTGTTTCTTTGTTTTTTTTGGACGTATTAATTTTATTAGCGAATTAATTCCACTTTTATCACCATTATTCATCGCATCAATTTCATCCATTACTATGACGATTTTTTTTACCTTTTTCTCAAACATTGACATTATATTTTTGTCTGACATATTATGCTTTGTAATCGTATCAATAATAGATTTATTTCTAATATCACCTGCATCATATTTAATAATATCATAATTTTGTTCACGTAGTAAATTTACAATAAATTCGGTTTTCCCCGAACCCGGGTTACCATATATATATATTCCTCTTTTTAATGTAATAT